CAATTCTTTGTTATTATAATGTGGGACCAGCTTTACAATTAGGGGGTTATGGTTGGGGAACAGCGTTATGGGGTGGTATCGCTCTTGGAGCGTCTACAAATACTTTGGCTTCTACTATTAATGATACTGTAACAGATATTCCTTTAACTAACTCTGCAGCTTTTCCTGCATCTGGAGAAATAAGAATCGGATCAGAAGATATAAGTTATACAAATAATAATACTACAACCAATATTTTAAGTGGAGGTGCTAGAGAAGTTAATGGTACAACTAAAGCAGGCCATAGTGCAGGAGCTACTGTAACTAATATATCAGGATACGTTGCATGGGGTGATCCATCTTCTGCTGACTTTACAATTGATCCTGGAATGTGGATATTAGATAACTATGGAACAAAATTAATTGCACTTATTTATAATGGTTCTTGTTTTGAATGGGATGCAGCAGCAAGTGGTGCAACAAATAACAGGGCCACTTTATTAGCAAATGCACCGACAGCATCACGTCATGTATTGGTATCTACACCCGATAGACACTTAGTATTTTTTGGAACCGAAACAACTGTTGGAAATAGCACTACTAAAGATGACATGTTTATAAGATTTTCTGATCAAGAAAGCATTGATCAAACTGATTCTTATACTGTTAAAGCAAATAATACCGCAGGTACACAAAGACTTGCCGATGGTTCTAAAATTATGGGAGCTATTAAAGGTAGGGATGCAATTTATGTTTGGACAGATACCGCATTATTTCTTATGAAATTTGTTGGTCAACCATTTACCTTTTCATTCGAACAAGTAGGAACTAACTGTGGGTTGTTAGGAAAAAATGCTTGTATTGAAGTAGATGGCACAGCTTACTGGATGTCTGAAAATGGATTCTTTGCATACGATGGTCAATTAAAATCACTTCCTTGTTTGGTAGAAGACGCAGTTTATGATGACCTTAACTCAACTGCAAGAGACTTAGTTAATGCAGGATTAAATAATTTATTTGGTGAAATAAGCTGGTTTTATTGCACATCAGCATCAGATGTAGTCAATAGAGTTGTTACATATAACTATTTAGATTCTACAACTAAACGTCCTATTTGGACAACAGGCACTTTAGCAAGAACAGCTTGGGTTGATTCTTCAGTATTTGCTAGACCTCACGCAACGTATTATAGTGAAAGTGATGATGCATCTTTCGATGTTACTGGTAATACCGATGGAAGTACTATATACTATAAACACGAAACAGGGACTGATCAAATTACTGCTGGTGGAGTAGTGACAGCAGTTTTAGGATCTATTACATCAGGTGATTTTGATATCACTCAAAGAACAGCTAGAGGTGGTGGACAGGTTGTAGGGATGCCTGATCTTAGAGGAGACGGAGAATTTATAATGAGAATTAGTAGATTTATACCAGATTTTATTTCACAAACAGGAAACACACAAGTTAGTTTTGTAACTAAAAATTATCCTAATAGTTCTGGAACTACTACCAATTTTAGTGTTGATTCAACCACTACTAAAAAAGATACAAGATTACGAGCAAGATCAATTGCTATTAAAGTTGCAAATACAAGCACTTCACAAGATTGGAAACTAGGAACATTTAGATTAGATATACACCCAGGAGGAAGAAGGTAATGGCTACAGATAAAAAAATAAATTATGAAATGCAAGGTAATGAAAAACCAGCAAGAAATTATTTAGGTAAACAAAAAACTGTAACTGTTCCTGTTAAATGGCAATCTAATCCTAAATCTCCTAAAACAGAGTTAGCCTATATTACTAAAGCAGAAAAAGATTTACTAATTAAAAAAGATATACACGGGTCTTTAAAGAAAGGTCCTAACACAGGTCCTTCTGGAATTATGTCTTTAGACTCTCAAGGAGATTACACTAGAGATAGAAGTCAAGATAAAGCTAGAAGTGAAATGTCTAGAGGAGATAGTGAAAGAGCTGTTAGAAATGAAGCAAGATTAAAAGAAGTTTTAACAGGTCAAGTAGATAGAGGTCAAACATCTAGAGTAAGTGACAGAGTAAGAGAAGGAGCTGTACCTGAATATGCATATGGCCCTGATGGTCAACTAAAATACATTGGTTCTGGTAGTCAATATGTAGGAAAAAGTTTATTTAACCCTAGTGGGTATAGAAAAATTAGAAATACAAGAGGTGGTTTTTTGGGATTTGGAGGACAAAAAGATATACGATTTAATCCAGTAACCAGAAGATATGAGTTTGAAGAAGAAGAAACTGGTGATGTTCAACCAGGTTTTGGAGGAAGATTTTTTGGTGGGTTAATGAGTTTATTAACAGGTATTCCGGTTGTAGGTTCAGCAATTGGAACTGCGTATGATTATGGTAAAGGAATTTTTGGTAACAAACCAAGAGACATGTCTGAATTTAATAAACTAAGTTTAACTTTACCAGAAAATCAAAAAACATATATTCCAGAAGGAAGTGATATACCTATGGAAAGTTTAGCTTTAGCAAACATGTATCCATCTGGATCTAGTATGAATATTACTAGTGCTAACAATAATGTTAATACTAAGAAAGGTATACCTTATACCAATCAATTTACAACAAGTGGTAATACTTACCCTGTTAATCAAAATTTTACTGACACCATGACAACTTATACCGATGCTATTGAACAAGGAAAAAATATTGGTGATGATGAACAAATGTATATTGATAATCAAATTTTTAACCAAAGGTTCCCATAATGGCTAAAATTGTACAATCATTAACTAGAGCTGAAGAAGAATATAGACGAGAAAATTTACAATCATTAGTTAGAGATCTTGATGGTGTAATAACAAAACTAAACTCTTCATTTCAAGATGAAGTTAAACAAGAAATAGAAGCTAAAAGTTTCTTTTTAGATGCATAATGGCAGTAGTAAACGAATATAAATTTTATGGTAAAACAACCACAGCAGCTGAATCTTTTGATATGTTAGAACCAGGTGCAAATGAAACAGTAATTGTTAGATCATTACGAGTTACTAATAAATCAGGATCTAATACACCAACAGTTACTATAAAAAACAATGCATTTGAGATAGTACATACGCAAACATTATCTACAGCAGCTAGTGTAGAAATATTAACTTTGCCATTAATAGTGGAAGGAGGGACTAAATTATCCTATACCACAGCAGGCACTGTATCTGATGGTGTTGTATTTGGTATAAGTTATCTCAATATTAAAAAGGAAAAGGTAGATTAATGGAAATAAAAAACGCAGAAGTAGAGACAATTTACAGACATAAGCAAACAGGTGAGCTTTTTAAGGAAAGAAAAGATTGGGAAACTAAAGGGTATAAGAATGAGGACATGGCACAAGATGTAAAAGTCATCATGCCTCCTCTTGATTTAGTGAGTAAAACGTAATAAAGTAGGAGAATAAGGTAAAATTATGGCAATATCTAGAATGCAAGAACCCCAACAAATACAATCAGGAATAGGTTCCTTACAGGATCCTAGACAAAATTATTTTTTAGGAAAGCTTGTAAAGAAAGCTAAACGTGCTGTAAAAAAAGTTGTTAAATCACCATTAGGTAAAGCTGCTATTGGTGGTGCATTGGCATTTGGTATACCTGGGACAGGTATAGGTGGTTTATTTGGTAGAGCTGGTTTTGGTGGAGCAGCTAAAGGTTTATTTGGACAACAAGGAATAGGCGCTACTTTCGGTGCAGGTAGAGCAGCACTTGCAAAAAGATTTGCACCTGCTGCTACAGATAGATTAGCATTTAATGCTGCAAGATCTAGTCCTAGTAAAGTTGGTTTTCTTTCAAAACTAAATCCTTTTGGTAAAAACTTTGATCCTAAAACAGCTTTCCTTACAGGAGGAGCTGGTTTAGTTGCAGCACCTTTTTTAATGGATGCTCTTGCTCCTGAAGAAGTAGAAGAAGAAGTTGATGTAATGGATGTAGAAGGTATTAGACAAAGTGCAAGAGATTATTATCAAGGTCTTGGCGGAAAAAATTTAGCATTCATGCCACAAAAACAATATGTACAGAAA